CAAAATATAAGCACAGATTTAGCACAAGGAATACAAGGATTAATCCGTGGAACGTCAACTCTAAATGATGTACTTAATAATGTACTCAACAAAATGATAGATGCTGCATTTAACATGGCTTTCTTCGGTAACGCAGGAGGAACTTTAACCAAAGGATTAGGTTTATTTGGTAATTTATTTGGTGGCTTCTTGCAATCGGGAGGTCCAGCAAGAGCAGGAAAATCTTACATAGTAGGAGAAAAAGGACCAGAGTTATTTACTCCAAGTGTTAGTGGAATGGTTACACCCAACAGTAATATGGGAGGATCAACAAACATAGTGGTAAACGTAGATGCTACTGGATCTAATGTAGAAGGAGATGAGCAGCAAAGTAGAGAACTTGGTCGTCTTATCTCAGTTGCAGTACAATCTGAATTAGTTAAGCAGAAAAGACCTGGAGGCATACTTGCATAATGGCTACGTTTCCTTCAATAAAACCTACTTACGGACAACAAAAAAGATCCGCACCAAATACTAGAACGATTCGTTTTGCTGATGGGTTTGAACATAGAATATTATTTGGATTAGCAGAACATCAAAATCCAAAAGTTTATAATTTTACTTTCAACGTATCAGAGACAGAAGCAGATGAAATAGAAACCTTCCTTGATTCCCGTGCAAATGATAGTGATAGCTTTGATTTTACTGCACCTGGAGAGGCTACTGCGCAAAAATTTGTTTGCGAAACTTGGTCGAAATCTATACCATATAACAATAGAGCAACGATCCAGGCAACATTTAGAGAAGTATTTGAACCATGAGCACAGCCCCAATAATTACTGATTTACAAAAAGTAAATCCCTCTGCAATTATTGAACTATTCACTCTCGAAACCGATGCCACTCTGCATGGATCTACTACAACCTACCGCTTTCACAATGGCACAAGCCTAAACGCAAACGGAGATATTATTTGGGCTGGCAATCAATATTTAAAAATGCCAATAACTGCTGAAGGTTTTGCATTTACAAAGGGACAGTTACCTCGCCCAACCCTCACAGTAAGTAATGCACTCGGAACTATCACAGCAATTCTATTAAACGTAAACCAAGTAACAACAGGTAATGATCTGACAGGAGCTACAGTTACAAGAATTAGAACTTTAGCTAGATATTTAGATTCTGTTAACTTTCCAGGAAATACTAATCCATTAGGAACACCAGATCCTACAGCCGAGTTTCCTCAAGAAATTTATAAAATAGATAGAAAATCAGCAGAAAATAGGGAAATTGTACAGTTTGAATTGGCAGCAGTATTTGATCTTGCTGGTATCAGAGCACCCAAAAGACAATGCACCAGAACCGAGTTTCCTTCAATTGGTACGTTTATAGCATGAGTTGGAAAGAAGAAGCACTTGTTCATGCGAAAGACCAAGATCCTAAAGAGTCTTGTGGTTTGTTATTAAATATTCGAGGAAAAGAAAAGTATTTTCCCTGCCGTAATTTATCAATGACAGCACATCAATGTTTTATTATTGATCCAGAAGATTATGTTAAAGCAGATAATACAGGAGAAATAAAAGCGATAGTTCATAGCCACCCTGTAACTCCACCTTTTCCAAGCGAAGCGGATAAGTTAGGTTGCGAGCAAAGTAAACTACCTTGGCATATAGTCAATCCAAAAACTGAACAGTGGGGTTACTATGAACCTTGCGGATATAAACCACCACTAAAAGGTAGACCCTGGGTTTGGGGAGTCACAGATTGCTGGTCTTTGGTCCGTGATTTTTACAAAGAAGAGAAAAATATAGAATTATTAGATTATGAACGACCTGTTACCCCACAAGAGTTTAATGACGTACCATTATTTGAAAGATATGCCGAAAGAACAGGCTTTAAAGAGTTAGACCCAAATGAGACACTTAAGAATGGCGATATTCTACTGATGAGCATAATGTATAACACCCTTAATCATGTGGCAATTTTTTTAGATGGAGATGTTTTACACCATTTAACCGATAGACTATCTTGTAAAGAGCCATATTCTGCGTGGCTGCAAAAATGCACAGGCAAGAGGTATCGTTATGATGCGTAAAATTAAACTTTACGGAGACTTAGCAGAATTTGTAGGTCACAAAGAATTTGAAGTAAAAGTAGACAGCCTATCAAGAGCAGTAAGTTTTCTTATAAATAATTTTCCTGGAATCGAAAAATATATGAGTCCAAGATATTATCAAGTAAAAGTTGGAAATTATGATGTAGGCAAAGAAGAAGTACATTATCCGATAGGACAGGAAGATATACATTTTGTTCCTGTTATAACTGGTGCTGGTAGAGGACTAGGAAAAATATTATTGGGAGCAGCATTGATAGGTTTAGCCATAATAAATCCAAGCGTAGGTTTTGGACTTGGACCAGGTGGTTTAGGTAGTGGATTTGCCACTGCTTCTGGAGCATTTAGTATTACAGCATTTGCAGGAAATATTGGTATAGGTCTAGTGCTTATGGGAGTATCTGAAATGCTTACCCCATTACCGAAAAAAAGAGACTTCAATAATGAAGAAGATCCACGATTATCTTACAATTTTTCTGGAACGCAAAACACTTCACGGGCTGGAACTCCCGTTCCAATATGTTATGGAGAGATAATAACCGGATCGGTAGTTATCAGTGGTGCAGTTGATACGCAACAGGTACAGGCATGACAAATAAAATTATACGAGGATCTGGAGGAGGAGGATCTCCACCGCCACCACCGCAACCAACAAGAACTCCTGATACGTTACATAGCAGACAGTTTGCTACATTTCTTGATTTAGTATCTGAAGGAGAAATAGAGGGATTTGCTACAGCATCAAAAGAAGGAAGAACACAAGGCACTACAGCATATAACAATGCTGCACTAAAAGATGTTTTTTTAAATGATACTCCTGTTTTAAAGGCAACAGCTAATTCTGCCAGCCCTGCAACAACTGATTTTAACTTCCAAGATGTAGGCTTTACACCTCGTTTTGGAACTGCAAACCAGACAAAAGTTACAGGTATCGAGAGTAGTTCTTCCGTCACAGGAGTAGGAGTAACTGTGACTGCCTCCACTCCAGTAACAAGACAAATAACAAACTCAAACGTAGATGCTGTAAATGTAACTATAACTTTTCCTCAATTACAGAAAGCAACAGATCAAGGAGATTTACTTGGATCATCTGTATCTCTGAAAGTATCAGTGCAATACAATTCTGGTGGTTTTACAGATGTCATAAGTGACACAATCACAGGTAGAACTGCTGATGCTTACCAAAGAGATTACAGAGTAAATCTTACTGGATCGTTTCCAGTGGACATCAGAGTTACAAGAGTCACAGCAGACAGCACGACTTCTAGTCTTGTAGATGCGTTTCAGTGGACAAGTTTTGGTGAAATAATTGATGATTCATCAACTTACGCTAACAGTGCTTACACTGCTGTACGTCTGGATTCAATGCAGTTCCAATCAATACCAACAAGAAAATACAGAATAAGAGGAATAAAAGTAAGGATTCCTGGTGCTGGTGCAAATAGTTCGGGTACTCCAAGTGTAGACAGTGCAACAGGCAGGATAGTGTACCCAGACGGATATATTTTTAATGGAGTAATGGGTGCTGCTCAATGGTGCTCATGCCCTGCGATGGTGCTACTTGATTTACTAACAGACACTAGATATGGATTTGGAGATCATATAACAGACAGCAGCCTAGATTTATTTTCATTTGTAACTGCAAGTAAATTTGCAAATACGTTGGTATCAGATGGATTTGGAGGACAGGAAGCAAGATTTAGCTGCAACGTAAATATCCAGACAAGTGGAGAAGCATTTGACTTAATAAATGAACTAGCTGGAGTTATGCGATGTATGCCCATTTGGTCTGCTGGATCGGTAACACTTACACAGGACAGTCCAACAGATGCAAGTTATTTATTTAATTTATCCAACGTAGGCGAAGGTGGTTTCAATTATTCAGGTAGCAGTTTAAAAACTAGACATAGCGTAGTGTCTGTTTCTTATTTCAATATGGATAGTAAAGAAATAGATTTTGAGGTTTATGAAGACACCGATTTGATCTCCAAGATAGGGGTAGTCATTAAGCAAGTGAAAGCATTTGCGTGTACCAGCCGTGGTCAAGCTCGAAGATTGGCAAAAGCAATCGTTTTCTCTGAAAATAATGAGTCTGAGGTAGTGACATTTACAACATCAATAGATTCTGGCGTAGTGGTTCGACCTGGTGCAGTGATCGAGATAGCAGATCCTGTAAGATCAGGAGTCCGAAGAGGCGGAAGAGTAAATACAGCGACAACAACCCAGATAACTGTAGACGATTCTGCTGCAACCGATTTGCCTACAACAAACAGTCCAACACTAAGTGTTATCCTACCTGACGGAACAGTAGAAACTAGATCAATTTCCAGCGTATCTGGTGCAGTGGTCACAGTATCTTCTGCTTTTTCTCAGATTCCCAATGCAAACACTATTTGGCTTATACAAGATGACACAGTTGATGCTCAAAAATTTAGAGTCATAACTGTTGAAGAACAGGAAGGCTTAGTTTATGCGATTACAGCTTTATCTTATGTAAATGAAAAATACGCATTTATTGAAGATGGTGCGACCTTACCAACAAGAACAGTATCAATACTAAATTTACCAAAAGATCCTCCCTCTGCTTTACAAGCTGAAGAAAAGATAGTCGAGATAAATAATCAGGCAGTATCTAAACTTATCGTTAGCTGGCAACCTATTGTCGGTGTTACGCAGTATCAGGTTAACTACAGATTTAATAATGGTAACTTTGTCTCTACAACAGTATCTTCTCCTGACTTTGAAATATTCAATACTGATATTGGAACGTATGAGTTTCAAGTATTCAGTTATAACGCAGCATTACAGACAAGTGCCACCTCTGCTGATCTAACCTTCAATGCTGTTGGTAAAACTGCCTTACCATCAAATGTTACTGGATTATCTGCCGAACCAATAAATGAAAAATTAGTAAGATTACGCTGGAATTTATCTACAGATTTAGATGTTACTCATGGAGGTAGGGTATATGTCAGACATTCTCCTCTAACCAATGGTAATGGTACATTTACAAATAGCACTGATTTAATCCAAGCGTTAGCTGGTAACACAACAACAGCAGAAGTTCCTTATCTTGAAGGCGAATATATTTTAAAATTTCAAGATGATGGAGGTAGATTCTGTGCAGGAGAAACAAGTGTAATCCTTGAATTACCAGATAACTTAGCTCCGCTTGTTACTCAAACAAGGAGAGAAGATTTAGATAGTCCTAAGTTTCAAGGAACAAAAACAAATGTTGCTTTTGATGCAACTACAAATACATTAAATCTAGTTGGTGGCGGTAATTTTGATGACATTACAGATTTTGATGCTGTTGGCTCATTAGATGACTTTGGTGGAATCGTACCAGAGGGTACTTACGATTTTGGAGGAACTGCTGGTGGAGATACTTTAGATTTAGGTGGTGTATTTAGTCTTGATCTAAAACGTCATTTCTTGACAGAAGGTTTCTATCCATCAGATTTGTTTGATTCGAGAGGTCTGAT